ACTAATCCGGCCCGCTCCAAAACTTTTTCATAGCCCCCCTTGCTCTCAAAGTAGCTCTTTCGCAGCTCCAGCAGCTTGCGCTGTGTCGCCCTCATGCTGGCGGGGCTGCGCTTGTATGCAGCCGTGATCGCTGTATGTGAGGCGTGGGCCAAAGGAAACAGGTTGAAGGGATCAAGACGGCGATCCCAGGCTGTGTCCAGTTCTTCGACGTGGTGGACTTCGTCGGCGTCCAGCAGCTGGTCGCACTCGTAAAACGCCCATATATCTATCCCGTCGTATATAGATATAATCACAGGGCGGATTGTCCGCCATTCCCTGGACACATAAAAGGCTGCGGCTTCTTTGCTGCGACACTGGGCATTGTATGCCGTGTGGCGGCTCTGGTGCAGCTGTTCGCACCGCGCGCAGCGCTGGCGGTCTGCTGGTATGATAGCGCCACAACGGCAGTATTTTAGCAGCAAGATTCGCGCCTCCTGGTTCCTCTGGCCCCCGCCTCACATATAGGCCAGGGCGTTATGGCTCACCCTGGCCGCTGTTATAGGAGGGCGCACAAACAACAAAGCGCCGGGCATTTCTGCCCGGCGTTCCTGCTTGTCCACGCTACCAGCTTACCACGGATGGGCCACCAGTAAAACCCCAGGTTTTCCCCAAACTTTCCCGCGTAGGCGCTTTTGGACTATCTGTGATAGACCCAAAGCGTCGGCTTTTTGGTTCTATGGGTATCCGCCGGGGCTGGTGTAGTTCTGGGTTTTGTGGTGCTTTTTGTGGTGTATTGGTTATTTCCTGGGCGGGTGCAGGTGCTCCTGTTCCGCTTCATCGTGCCACGCCTCCAGCTCCTGGGCTGTGAGTTTCTGCTGTGCAGCTTCGACGCGCTGCTGGAGGGCGTGCCATTTCTCGACGCATTGCTGGCCGATGTGGACGGGCACAAGGGCGTACAAGATTGCGCCCGTGTCGGTGATTGCCTGGGCTTTCAGCCGGGCGTTTGCCGTCCCGGTGGTTTCTTCGATTGCCTGGTAGGCAGCCACGACGGCCACGGCCTGGGCCATTCTGTCCGGGTCTTTGCTGCGGTGTAAATCCTTTTTGTGGTATGCTTTCATCGTTTCCTCCTTTACCAGCGGCGCAAGCCGTCCACTCCAAACAGGAGGACGGCCAGACGTTCGTTTAATTGCTTGCACCAGCGGGCCGGGCTGTTCTTCCCGGTGTTGAGCTTTTCGGCCACTTCTTCGGCGGTCAAGCCCTCCATGTAGCGCAAGCGGTAGGCGTCGAACATATAGGCGCGGCCCTTTTGGCGAGCTTCCTTTTCCAGCTCGTCCAGGGCGGCGTCCAGGTGGGCCAGCATAACAGCGGTGCGGGCCTTATTCTTGCGTATAGAGCGGAGCCACGCCTCGCCCTGGATTTCTGCGCCCTGGAGCCTGGCAGCGTCGGCGCTGTCCACGGCGCGGCCCTCGTAGCCTTTTAGGGCGCGGTAGTTCTCCATAAGTAGCGCGGTATTATGGAGCGCTTGCTGCTGATCCTGGCGGCGTGTCTCCTTTACTGCCTTTTTCACGGCCTCCGCGATCACGGCCTCCAGGGCTGCCTGTTCCGCCGGGGCGTTGCCCGTTGCAATGGCTTTTATTGCTTTTTCGGTGTATGTCTCCATTTGCTGCCCTTCCAGCCGCGCTGGCGGCTCATTTTTTTGTGTTTCTGGCCTGGCGCTCTGCCAGGAGCTTATCCACGCGGGCCTGGCCTGCCGCTGCGTAGGTTTCGGACACCTCAAAACACACATAACGGCGGCCCGTTCTGATACAGGCCACGGCGGTTGTGCAGCTGCCCGCGAACGGGTCTACCACAAGATCGCCCGGCACGCTGGCGTCCGTGATAATGCGCTGGATCAGCGCTATGGGTTTCTGGGATGGGTGGATTTTCTCGCCGTCTGTCTGGATGCTGCCGGACGTAAAACCGCGCTCTGTCCAGACGTTGCGGGCGTGTTTTTTTGTCTGCGGGTCTATGCAGCCGTAGAGGATAAACTCGTGGCTGCTATTGTAGAAATTTCCGGGGCCGCTCATTTTGTCCCAGACGATCATATTTTTCACGGGCAGGTATTCGGCAAAAATCGGATAGTAGAACGCGCAGCCGCGCCAGTCCATAAAAATATAAAATTCGCCGTGATCGTTGAGGATTCGGCGCAGCTGCTGGGCCAGCTGCCTGTAGAACGGCTTAGCCACGGCCAGGTCGTTAAATTGGCCGTGCTGTCCGTTGTGGGTTAAGCCCATAAAATAGGGCGGGTCGGCTACAATGAGCTTTGCGCAGCCGTCCGGCATTTGTGCCAGGCCATCCAAACAATCCATGTTGTTAATTGTGTTTGCTTCGATCATTCGGCGCTCCTTTTGGCGTAGGCTTTCTCATAGGCTGCGCGGGCGGCCTCGCAGATCTTGTGCGCCTCTGCATTGCGCTGGGCTATGTAGACGTCCAGGTAGTCGCAGCACGCGCGCCGGGCCTCTCTTTTGAGCTGCCAGCGCTGCCAGGGCCAGCGGGCGGTCTGGTAGGCTCTCTTTGCCGTATTCCAGGCAGCCTGGCGGCGGCGTGTTTCCTCTTTGAGCATTTGCCGCGTTTCAATGATCGCCACGTCCACGGCCCTGTCGTCCCAGTATTCGGTGGCCCCGATCTTGCGCGGGTCGTTCTGGTAGGCGCCTTTCCAGGATTGTGCGGAGCTGTTCACGCCGTCCAGGTTGAGGCCCACGTCCTTGCACCAGGCCAGGGCCTCGTCCAGCTCCTCGCCCTCTCTGGTCGTCCAGAGGATCAGCAGCGCGCCCTGTCTCTGTTCCTCCAGGGCGGCGCGGATTATGGGCCACTTTGGCGCGCCGATACCGGGCCAGGCCCTTTCGCAGAGCGTGCCGTCAAAATCAAGCGCGATCACTTTTTGCAGCATAGTTTTTGCCCTCCATTTCTTCCAGGTCGAACGGCAGCGGCTCGTCTTGCGGGACGTCCTGCTGATCCGCCGGGGCTTTGGTGCGTACCATTTCGCCCTCAATCTCCATGAGGCAGTCCGGGATAGTCCAGCAGCCCCAGGGGTCATACTGTTCTTTTGCCCAGTCCTCCAGGAATTTCTCGCGGTAGCCCTCATAGGCCCCGCCCAGCTGTTCCAGCAGCCAGATTGCCTCGCGCACGGCCTCGTCCTGTTCTTTCGTCCAGGCTACCACCAGCCACTCGTCCGGGGTTTGCCAGCCGGACTTTGTGACGACCAGGTGCGGCGGAAAAGCGGCGTAAATTTTGCGCATTTCCTCGCACTCGTCGTCGGCCACGTTGTAGTATTCGCGCATTTTGGCCTGTTCCGCCGGGGTGGCTGTGTCATACCTGGCGGGCAGGGCGTTTTTTCGCTGCCACTCATTCGTGGCGCGTTCTGCGTGGATCGTGCCGTAAAAATAGCGGGTTTTCTCTTTCATGCCTTTTTCTCCTTTCGCTTGCACCAGCTTTGCGGGGCGAAATTGCAGCCCAGGGCGGACAGCGGCAGCGGGACGGCCAGCTTTTTGTAGTAGGTAATGTCCCAGGCGTACAGGCGCGTGTGGTCGCCCTGGTATTCTTTGAGCTTTTCCCACGGGACGCGGGCGGCGCGCCGCAGCAGCAGATCGTCTCGGTGTGCGTCAAAGGTGCGGATATTACAGCAGCGGAAGCGGCCCACGACCTGGCCGCGCCCGCCGTTGCTTTTCGTCTCGTACACCCATACGTCTATGGGGTTGTTTTCTGATACGGGCGGGGAAATGTACGGCGCGGTGCGTCTGATCTCCAGCGTTTTCTCCTTGCTCTCAATCAGCGCCACCCATTCGGGTTTTATAGCCATTATATACTCATTCGTGGGTTTGTTCATTGGTTGCCCCCTTTGTACTTTCTGCGGCGGTTTTTCTTCTCCATTTCGTGGGAGTAGGGCATGGGGTCTATGGGCTGGAATTGCTTGTTATATTCGCGCCGCTTGTCAAGCTCTGCGCGAAAAGCTGCGTATTTTTCGCAGCTTGCGTGGCAGTTCTGGCGGCGATCCAGGCATTTATAACAGGGCTGTGTCATGGTCTTGCACCTCGTTTCCCCAGGCGTCCCAGCCTGGCACGGTTTCGCGCGCGAACAGTTCCAGGCGACGCTGATCGCCAAATAGCTGCACGATCCTGTCCCGCGCCTCTGGCGGTTTCTGGCTGTGTTGCCGGATTGGGGATTGTATAACGCTGTGTACGCTGTGACTTACTACGCGCGGGTGGCCCTTGACGGCCAGGAGGCAAACCTCCGCGTTTTGACGGGTGTAGCTGCCTAAACCCCAAAAATCCCCCCCCCGATCTCTTATTTTTCTTTATCCAGCAAAATGCCAGGGTTTTGTATTCAAAGCCCCAGGCGCGGATCGTGTCCAGGGCTTGCTGGAGGTTCGGGAACGTGGCCCACATCAAGAGGGCGCAGTCTTTGGCGGCCAGGGTCTGGACGGGCAGGGCCTTTATTTCGTCCGGCGTCATGGTGGGATAGTGGCGCGCCGCTGCGCCGTTGCCCTGCTGGCGGTAGCTCCAGGGCGGGTCGGCGTAAATCACGCCGTAGCCGTCACCCGCCGGGGCGTGAATGTCAACTATTGACATCTTGGCTTTTTCTCCTTTCCTTTTCGTCCTGTTCCTCTGCTGCGCCGTAGGGTTTCCAGCAGCCCGTGTTAATCCAGCGGCGGTGCATTGCCGACAGCAGAGAGTGGAGCCGCCGGGCCTCCAGTTCGTTGATCTGGCCCTGGTATTCCAGCGTCCCCAGTCCGGCGTATAAGACGTTTACCAGTTCCTCGTCGGTGCGCAGCGTGTGGGCGGCGTCGGCCTGGGTGGTCGTGATCTCGCCCGCCGGGGCCAGGGGTGTGCGCTTTTCGGCGGGGTTTTCGTATTTGTCGCAGGACAGCACCCTGTCGGATTTCTCGCTGCACTCGTCCCAGTGGAGGCAGGAGTAGCACATGGTCGCGGCGTGTTCTGGGTTGGCGTCGTCGGCAAATGGTACAGCAGCCGCTGTCGCGTCCTCTGCGGCGTTTTCTGCAGTCTGGCTTGTAGGCAGCTGGATTCTGTCCGGCGCGCCGTGCAGTGGCGTGTCTGCGTCGCTCTGGCTGCCCGTTGCTACCTCTGCGCAGCATTTCGGGCAGCTGGTGCGCTCCTTGCACCAGGCGCAGCAGCCAGCGCAGCCGGACGTCGCACCGTCGCGGTAAAAACTTACCAGGTTGTCCACGTTGTCGCAGTTGTGGCTGTTGTCACACTCACAGGGGCGGGCGGCGTACTCCTGGCGGAGGTATTCGCGGGCAGACGTGGTTCGGGCCTTTGCCACGTCCTGCTTTGTGATCGGCTTGTCCTTGCCCTGGGCGGCGTTCTGCTGCACCAGCTGGGCCTGGGCGTCCAGGGAGAGGGCCGCCGCAGCGGTGGCGGTTGTAAAGTTCAGCTTGCCATCCTCCATGAGCTGGCGCAGTTCCGGGGTTAGGCTGTTGCTTATCTTCTCCAGGGCGGCCAGCGTGCCGTCGGCCTCGTCCATGATCGCGGCCATGTGGTCGCGGAGCTTTCCCTCGGTCAGGTCGCGCCCGTAAAAATCGACCCCGGCGGCCCTCATTTCCTCCAGCGCTTGTTTTAGGTTCTCGTACTCCTGGACGCGATCCGCTGCTGTTTTGTTTCGCTGTGTGTTCGCCAGGATCACGGCCAGGCGTTCCTCCGCCTGGCTGCCTTTCGGGATCACTTGACAGGTGACGGTTTTATACTCCGGGTGGCCCGCGTCCACCAGCTTGTGGAGGGCCAGGAGGCGGCGCTCACCAGATACCAGCCTGTAGTCCCTCTGTGCGGCCTGGTTTGGGTCATAGACCACGACCAGGTTGTGGTAGAGGCGGCCCGCTACCAGGATAGCCCGCGCCAGGTTGTCCACGTCGTCCAGGCTGTACTGGTTCAGAACGTTGCGGTAGATATTGTCAATGTCAATTTCCTTTGTGCGGAAACGTGCGGAGGGCGTGGCCTTTACGCCCGCCTTGCTGGCGGTGTTCAGCCCGTCCAAAATGCTGCGCCCTGTCATGCTTTAACCTCGCTTTCATCATTCCAGGCCATGACCTCATAGGCCAGGGCCTCGTAGTCTTTCGCCACGCCGCAGCGCGGGCTGTATACGGGCAGCGGCAGCGCCGCCGCTGTGTAGGATTCCGCGATCACAGAGCGGCGGATCGTCGCCAGTGTGACACGGTGGCCCAGGCTGCGTAAATGAGCCATGACGGCCTTGTGGGCGTTACTCTTGCCAAACATAACGGGCAGCACCCACAGTTCCAGGCCGTCGTTTAGCTGCCGCAGTTCCTCCAGCTGTTCACGGACGCGCAGGAGGCCGTCCACCTCAAACCCGCCGGGCTTAACGGGGACGATCCAGAGGTCTGCCGCTACCAGGGCGTTTAATACAGCCATATCCAGCAGGAGGCCGCAATCTATGACGGCGTACTTGTAGACGCCGGAGACGGCGGCCAGGCGCTCCTGGAGGCGGTGTACTTGGTCGTTTACAGTGTCGGCGGCCACGTCCATGTTTGCGTCCATGAGGGCCGCAGAGGCGGCCACAACGTCCACACGCACCGCCGGGGCCTTTTTCTTTGGCTGCCATTCGCAGGTCTGTTTGAGGTCGTCCACGCTGGCAGCGTCGGTGCCCGGCTCCAGCAGCTTCTCCACGCCCCAGGCGGTGGGGTCGTATGCTCCCATGATCTGAGAGGCGTTGCCCTGTTGGTCGGCGTCGATCAGCAGCACCGGGCCGTCCAGCTGGGCCAGGTCATAAGCAAGCGTGGTGGCCGTGGTGGTTTTGCCCGTGCCGCCTTTCTGGGCCATGATTGCAATAATTTTCACGTTTCTGTCCTCCTTTGCTCTTTCGGGTGGGTCTGGCCGGGGTGTAGCTTTATGTAGGCGTCTATGGTTTCGATTGCCTCCTGGGCAGAGTAGCAGACGGCCACGAAATAGCCCGCGCGGGCCAGTCGTTCCAGCCATTTCTCCTGGGCTGCGGTGGTTTTGTTCGGCTTCACTTTCATTTCAACGCGGAGGCCGTGGTATATGCCTTTCGGGCTGTCCAGGATCAGATCGGGGACGCCTGGCCGCAGTCCCAGGCGTTGCTGGCGGGCTGCCTCCGCCTTGCTGCGCTTACCCTCGTTGGGAACGTGGTAGAGGTTCAGCAGTTCCGGGTGGGCGGGAGACATAAACGCGGCCCACTGGATCACGACCTCCTGTTCTCCGTCCTCCGTTCGTTTCTCGCATTGCTGGCGCATTGTTTGTTTTCGGCTCCTTTCGGCTCATTTTTCCGCTTTTTTGAGTGTAAAAACCTCTGTTTAGTTCACAATACAGGCGCGGGCCGGACACGCTATCCTGTCCTTTGTCCCTATCGGCTGCAATACGGCAGTTTCCCAGCCGGGCGCGGTGTAGTCCACGGACACGACGGCGAAACGGCGGTATTTTGCCAGCTTGCGTTGGATCACGTCTGGCAGCCGTTCCAGCAGTTCCGGCTTGCCCGTGATCGTCACCAGGTCGCCCGGCTGGCAGCGTTCGCGCAGCACGGCGCGGAGGTAGAAATAGCCGTTTATACCATTGTGGCGGGCCTCTGCGGCCTCGCACCAATAAAGCGGGTATTTCTTTTCCATCGTGGCAAACATATCCGCCGGGGCTTTTGCCAGGGCTTCGACCTTGCGGCGGCCAAACGCTTGATGGTTTTTGTGTTCCACTGGGCGGCGCAGATTTTTGGAGGCCGTCCAGCGCTTTTTGTGCTTTATGTCCTCGGTGTCGCTGGCGTGCGGTTTCGTGATGTAGTAGGCCAGGCCGGAGAGGCCGCGCTCGTCCAGGGTGAGGTATTCAACAGTGTTTTTTCTGCCCAGGCCCCAAAGCTCTATAACTTCATCCATAGGCAGCCCGCCGTCCAGTACCAGGTGGTAGTGGGTGCGGACGCGGCGTCCGTTCTTTGTCCAGTCTGTGACGTACACATAGCGCGCTGGCTCCAGGCCGCGTTTTTTGCGGCGGTAGTTTATGCGCTTGATATAGTTCTGGAATAGGCGGAGGGCGTCCTCCATTGTTTGCGGTTCTTCCCTGGGTAGGCAGGTGAGCGTCACCCAGTAATCGTCTGGGCCGAAATTCTCATTGATCCGGCGCTCACACTCTTTGCGGCTGTTGCGGTCATTGAGGTTTCGCTGGGCCTCTCGGTTGCTGCGGTCTTTCGGCAGGGTTCCGGGTAGGTGGGTAAAGTCCGGGAAAATCTCCACGTCAAACTGGTGGCCGTGCTTTACGGTTTTGGTCGCGTAGACGACGCGGCGCTCCCGGTCTATCATTTCCTGGACTTGTTGCTCTGTCAGCTGATCCAGGGGCAGCTCGTAGGCGCTCTCGTAGTCGTAGGGCTGCCACTTCCCGGCAGAGGGGCGGCGGCCTTTCTGTTTCTTTGGCTGGATAGGGAGCAAGCCCTGGGCGGTGGTGAGGTTCTGCTCTGCCGCGCCGCCCTTTTCCGTTGTGGCTGCGGCCAGGTTCTGCCGGGCGGCTTGTCTGCCATTCTGGGGCGCTGCGCCCCCAGCCCCCAGCCTGGGCTGTGCTGCTTTTCTTGCCATAGTGCGATAGCTGCCTTTCGTCGAAACATTAGTACCTATCACAAGGGCGTTATAGGGGCCTTTCGGCCCCTGGTTTTGCGGTTGACGTGGCGGCGCTACCGTGTTATATTTTTAGTAGGCCGCAGCGTTCCAGCGTTGCGTCCGCCCTTATGATGTTGGGCCAGTGTCGGTTGTCAAGCCGTTAGACGCTGGCCCTTTTTTGTTCTGTTTTTGCCTGTATTCCATGTAACTGTCGGTGGCCTTTGCTCTGGTCGCCGTCTTTTTGAGTTCATCCCGGCAAATTCCTATGTACCAGTCCTCAAAGGCCCAGCGCACAGCGTCGGACGTTTCGGTGTTGCCCGTGCGGATTTTCCAGCCCTTGTATGCCTCCAGGGCCGCGCCTGTCAGCGGCACAAGGTAGCCGTAGTGTGCCGGGTGGCTCCATGGTGCGCTCTTGTCTTTGCTGTGGTCGATCTGGCCGCCGTCAAAGGCGCGGCGGCGCTTTTCCTCCCAGCGGCGAAGCCAGGCTTTGCTGTCCTGGTTCCGCTGCCAGTACGGCCTCATGCACTGCGCGCGGCCTGGATCGGCTGCACGTCAACGGACACGCGGCAGCCCTCACGGTCTGCCAGGATGTGCGCCAGGGTTTTATAGAACTTTTCAACATTTAAGCCTTGCATGGTTCAAACCTCCGCCCGCATTATGCGGGCTTTTTCTGTTCCGGCTGATCCGCCGGGGTGGTGGCGTTGGCGGTACAGTTGGCGCGGGCTACCATGTAGCCCAGGACAAACTGCTGCGCCTCGTAGGGCAGGCGGGAAAAGTCCCGCACCGTGGCTTGCACGATTTCGCGCTTGTTCATTCGTTGCTCCTTTCGTTTTTGTCATACCAGCCCGCCATATTGCCGCCGCTGTCGCGGCAGGGCGTGGCGCTGCTGGGTAGGTTGGTGGGTGTGCGGCCTGTGTGCAGTGTGTACAGCTGCATGAGCTGCGCGTGGTGTTCGTCCGGCTCTCCCCAGGCGACGACGTGAGCCAGGGCAAAGTGGCCCGGCTCGTCCTTTTTGCCCATGGCTGTGTAGGCGCGGCAGTCTGGGCGCTGGCCCTGGATCATGCCCAGATAGTCGTCGATTGCCAGGTGGAGGCGGTGGCCGTCTGCTGTGATCGTGAGCCAGTCTGCCAGCTCCACGCCGTTCTCCAGCATATAGCCGGGCATGGTCTTGTCGTTCTTTGCGCCGTGGGTGATCTCGTAGAAAAGCACCGCGAACGTGGCGGGCTGTTCCTGCTGGCGGGCAGGAGTGCGGAGGCGCTGCGCGAAATTCGTCATTTTGCCGTTGCCTCCTGTTCCTGCTGGTATTCGCGGTAGTCGCCCCGGATCACTTCTCGCCAGGTGCGCCCCTGGGCGTCGCGGCGGGTGTGGTCAAAAATCACAGTTTCGTAGATTTTGAAATACTGCGGCAGTCCTGCGCCCACAACACAGTTGCGGATTTTCGACGCGACGATAGAGGCACGCGGCAGCCTGGGAATATTGCGCAGATAATACCGCCGCGTCACAATTTCGCCAGCGAACAGGTCAAACTCCAGGATCAAGCGCGGGTGTTCCCAAAAGCGCTGGCCGTCGCTGATCATGTAAACGCTTCCTGCTTCCAGCAGTGCCCAGGCCGTCCCGTCGTCGATCTCCGGGTCTATCCCTCTGGCGTGCCATTCCTCGGCTTTTTTCAGTAGTTCCTTGATCTTCTCTTGATTTTCCTTTGTCATTGTGGTGTCCTCCTATGGTTCAATTAAGCCAGCCAGACGGCGGCGCACATAACAAACAGCAGACAAACCAGGCTGCGCAGCTGCTGCACCGCCCACCAGATCAGCGCCCAGAACGCCGCGTCTACTGCCAGCACGGCCAGCAGCGCCAGCAGGGCGCGCAGTTGTCTTTTCACTTGTCCAGCCTCCTTTCCCAGCAGTAGCGGTAGCCGTCCGGCGCTATGCCGGGACGGTTTTTGTTTTTTTCGTTACAGGCGCGGCGGATCGTTGTAGCCGCGCAGTTCGTCGCCGCTGCTGCGGCGTAGCTGCTGCGGTATATGGCTATAACCTCGTCCGTTCGTGGGTCGATTTTTACCACCGTGTCCGCGTCGTGGTGGCGGTAGCTGTTCAGCCCTTTCTGGCGGCGCGTCACCGGGCGGAGGTTCCAGTAGGCGTAGTTCCTGCCCGATCCGTCCTTATGCTCCAGCACAGTGCCGGGCGGCAAATTTCGGAAATACGTCGCCCGCATGAGGCTGCCCGCTGGTTTTGTTACGGTTCTACCGTCCGGCGTGCGCAGGGTGTAGGCCCAGCCGCTGCCGTGCCTCTGGCCTTGCAGCTGTTCGTCTTTATGTTTCCAGCGCCGCCATACTGTACCGTCTATGCGGATGTAGTAGCGCCCGCCAAAGCCCGGTATATCCATCTGTTGCGGGACGGCAGACCGTGCGGGCTTGCCGCCGTCCATGTAGCTGTCACGCGCTGGCATATCAGCCCGCCGTCTTTTCCAGTGGGCACTGGGCGCACACGTCGTCCAGCTCGTCCTGGTCTTTCAAAACGTGCGGGTTCATGCAGCGCTCACAGAGCGCGGCGCGGTCTGCGTCGTCCAGCAGCTGGCGGCGTACCTTGTGCAGCGTGGCAGCAGCGCAGCGCAGGAGGCCGCGATCTCTGGCCCGCTTGATTCTGGAGCCGTTCACAAGGTTTAGCAGGTCGCACTCCAGAGCGGCCAGGGCGGCGGCGTCGGTGCGGGTGTTGCGCAGCTCCTGGCGGTTCATGTCCGCCAGCAGTATGTCAATTTTGCGCTGGTTCTCTGCGGCCAGCTCCTGGGCCTCCGCGATGGCTTTCTCGTATTCGTCCATGTTTTTCTCCCTGTTTCGGCCCTCCCTGGGCCATCATCGGTGGGGCGGATCAGCCCCAGACAGGCGGCGGGCCAGCAGCCCGCCGGGGTGGTTTATTTCTGGCTTTCAGCCGGGCGTGGTTCGTAGTCGTCGCACTTCCAAACCACGCCGTGGCCGTCTGTTTTTGTAACTCCGTAACAGTTCAACTCGCAATATAGGAAATACTCGCCCGTGTTGTACTGGCAGCTTTTGCAGATGTCTTTATTTTTCATTGTGGCGGCCTCCTTGCGTGTTCTGCCGGGCTACCAGATAGCCCAGTACAAACTGCTGCATATCGGGGCGCAGGGCCTCAAATTTCTGCGCGGTTTCGCGGATCAGTTTCTGCTTTTCGTTCATATTTTCCTCCAGTCAATGTCGTTCGGCAGCCGGATAAACCGGCAGCCAGCCGCCGGGCCTTTCTTTCTTACTGTCTGGCGTGTAATGGCGTCGTGTGCCGTGGCGGCACGGTGTACTAATACAATGTTAGGGTAAAAAAATAACGTCAAGGTCAAAATGGCCGTACCGCCCGTCCTTTACCACAATATGATCTATCACGGACGCCCAGAGCGTGTGGCGCTCCTGCGGTGACAGCGTGGCGTATATGCTGCGGAAATCCCCGGCCAGGAGCTGCCGCAGCGGCTCCAGATCGCGCCCGGCGCTCTGGCTCTGCTGTGCGGTCTGGGCCGCCTCCTGCTGCCGGATCAGTGCCTGGTACTTTTCATCGTAGGCTGCACGGTCTATCATGCCGTCCACATACAAGTCCTGGAGGCGGGACAGTTTCCGCTGGATCGCGCCCACGTCTACGACGGCGCGCCGCCGCTGGGCCTCCTGTACGTCAAACTGCGCTATGTAGGCGTCCAGCTGCGGCTGGATATGATCCAGGAGCCAATCCTCCAGGCGCGGCTCCCAGGGCGTCGTTTTCCAGGTGCAGCGCTTGTCGATCCAGTGCTGTGTACACCGATACCGCAAATATACCCGGTGGAATTTATAATCGGTCTGGGGGAACGCTTTCAAGGTGCAGCCACAGACCGGGCAGCGCAACAGACCCGTAAACACATAACTGTATTTGCTTTGCCGCGTTCTGTTCGCTCCCTGCCTTGAAACGATTTTTTGAATATTTTGAAATTGTTCCCGGCTGATGATCGCCGGGCAGTAATTCACGTTTCCGCGATATTCCCCACAGTATAAGCTGTTACGCAACATATTACGGATTGTATTATAAGGCAGATCGACGCCGTACTGATCGCGCAGCCAGGCGTGCGTCTCCCGCGTGCTGTTCGTGGCCTCGTAGTGGTCGAACATACCGCGCACGGCGTCGGCCTGGCTCTCTACGATCTGCACGCGATGATCTGCTACCTCCAGCCCATAAGGCAGGGATTTGGAGCCAAAGATCGCGCCGCCGTTTTTCACGCGCTCCGCAAACACAAACTTTATTCTGTCCGCCGTTCTGTCGCTCTCGTCCTGGGCGACGGACAGGCGGATATTTAAATTTAAGCGGCCATTTGTGGTGCTGGTGTCGTAGTCCTCCAAAATTGCTTTCCAGTTTGTCCCGGCAGCCTCCAGCACATCCTGGACGCGGTAGTATTCCCGTACGCTGCGGAACCACCTGTCCAGCTTGATAAAAAGCACATAGTCAACGCCGCCAGCCTTTACGGCCTCCAGCACGCGCAGCAGCCCAGGCCGCCGCCGTATTTCCTTGCGCGCGCTCACGCCGTCGTCGCTGTACTCTGCCACAATCTGACACTGGAACGTGTCGCAGAACTCCCGCAGCGCCTCACGCTGCGCACCCAGGCTGTAACCGTGCCGGGCCTGTTCGTCTGTGGAAACGCGGATATAAAGCACCACCCGCGCGCGATACCACGCATAATTTTGCGGTTTACCGTACAACATAATAAAAACACCCCGCGAAATTGTACAAAGGTACTATGCCGCGCGGCGTTTTTGTGCTATACTTTCTGCTGTGATGGCGTGAAGTATGGCACAAAAGCCGTGCAGCGCGTTCTTTGGCCGTTTCCGTGCGCCAACACGGGGGCGGCCCTTTTGCTTTTATAGGGGGCAATGGTGCGTGTATATGTGTGGGAGGCCCGCCAGGCTGCCGGGCTGACGCTCCAACAGCTGGAGCATAAAACCGGGATAAGCCGCAGCACCTTAAACCGTATTGAAAACGGCCAGATTGTGCCGCGCCTGGATCAGCTGGAGGCCATAGCAGCCGCAACAAATACGCGGATCACCGCCCTATTTGACAGCCCCTTGAAGTGAGTATGCACCCAGCGCAGCCAAAAGGCAAGCCGCGCCGGGCCTATTTCTCAATATTGAGAAATGACCGCCCAAACCATTGCGCCGCCGCTCCACCCGGCGTATAGTCGAATAAAGGAGGCGACGGCGAAATGAACAGGGCGCAATACTGGCAAGCAATAAAAGCGCTGCTGCACGACGCAGACCTGGGAATACTGCGGCGTGTGTATAATTTCGTGCAGCAGATCACCCTACATTAAACCATTTTCGGCAAGCCACGAAAAAGGTTAAAAAAGGCTGCGGCCTTTACTGGTCGCCGTCCTTTTCTTTCTTTTCACGCTCACCCAGGCCGACGGCGTAACCGTACATAAAGGCGGCGTTGTTTTTGCCCAGGCCGTCCTCCATGCGCTGGATCGCGGCGTCGTCCATGTAGCGCTCCATGATTTCGGCAGGAACTGCCCCGGCCAGAAATTTGTCGATCAAGTCCCGCAGCCGCGCCCAGTCGTTCTCGTCGAACTGCGCGAACCCCTTAAAAATGGACTTTGCCAGGGCGTTGTCGCCCTGCATGATACTGTCCACGATCCCGCCCAGGGCGTCGTCCGTATTCACGAACATTTCACCCTGGCCCGTGGTGAGCCAGCCATAATCGACATTGAACTCTTTGCAGATTGCCAGTTTCATGCGCTCGGTGATGGCCCGCGTCCCGGCCTCAATGTTTGAAATCGCGCTACCTGTAACACTAAGCCGCGCGCCAAACTCCACCTGGCTAAGATGGGCAGACTTGCGAACAAATTTGACCCGTTCGGGGATATTATCCATATATGAAAACCTCCTTTAACATGATAATAACATGAAAGCTTCACAGAGTCAAGATTGACAGAGAAAATATTTTGAAATAGAATTTATACAGAGTTAAGGAGGTCACGACGATGAACAGACCACCAGAACCAAACTACGTCGCGCCGCTGCCGCAGCGCAGGGACACAGCGAACCACCGCCAGGCAGACCTATACGACTACAACATGGAGACGGAGGGCGCGCGCGTCCATGTTGAGGTCTGGCTGCATGAGGAAATCACCCCGCCGCAGTCTGCCGAGATTTTCCTTGCAATGGAAGAATTACGCCGGGCAGTATGGCGCGCCACAAAAGAGGCCCGGCGGATCACAGAGGCGGCCCAGCAGCCGCCGCAAGTATAGGAGGACACCCACATGAAAGAAGAAACCGTCCGCGCCCTGACTTTGGCAGCGTGCGCGCTCCAGGCGTATGCACTGGCGAAAAGTTTTAAGCGGGAAGTGATCGACCCGTACCGCGAACCGCACAGGGAGGACAACGGCCTGACCGACACGGTGCAGCAAGCGCTGAACACCTACCCGCCCAAAGACCGGGAACGGATCAAAGCAAAACACGGCGAGATCGTCCAGGCGGTACTGGACACCCTCAAAGAAAAGACAGGCGGCGACATGACGCTGCGTGAAGCATACGCCGTCCTGCAAATGGTACAATACACCATTGAGGCCGAGGCCATGAGCGCGACGCGCACCCAGACCGTGGCCGACGTACACCTCTAAACAAAGGGCTGACGCAGCAATAGCTGCGCCAGCCAAAGCGGGATTAGTTGTTAAAGGCGTCAATAAGACCAGCCACGGCGTCGTTATAGGCGACGATCAGCTCCCGCTCATCCTGCGGCACATTCCCACGCGCCTGTAAAAGCAATAGCGCGAGATCGTGCAGGATTTCCTCTTGCGGTACATTGAGTGCGAATTTCTGCATATATTTTCACCTCCTTTCATGTTGGCCGGGGCGTTTGCTCCGCCCTGGCCATGTTTTAGACATTCTCAACTGCATATATTTCTCCTTTTTCTCTCCGGGAACCCCAGGCGCTGCAACGCCTGGGGTTTTCTTTTTTTGCAGGATAGCTCGTGCAGAAATAGCTGTCAACGGGGCCTATAAGGCTGCAATTTTGACTAAGTTAAACAAAAACGAAACCAAGACATTGTGCATAAAGTCAAAAATTACACTAAGTTAAGAAAATGCGTTGACAAACTACACTAAGCAGAATATAATATTCACAGAGTTAAGGCTCACGAAAACAAAATAAAATTTTCAGAGGCCCCGCGACGGGAGCAAAGGAGAACAAAATGAAAACGCTTGAAACGAAACAGGAGATTGCGATTGCGATCAATATGCACGAGATGCCAGTTGTTCGGATTGACCTTGCAGACGCCGACGAGTACGGCATCAAGTCGCAAAAGGTGCTGATCGACAACGGGAAATTCAGACGCTTGAATCCCACTGACCCGGATATGCCCTATCTGGTGCGGGCCGAGATCAGGGCTTTTGTTGATGAAAAGAAATTCACGTTCGCATCGTATGGCTGCTGCTTGTCCAACACGTTCGGCTACCACGATATGGAGGAACTGCTGGACTACGCCAATGCGCCAATCATCAAGCGGGATTCCGATGTGGTGCTGGCAATCGTGGACAGCCGCCGGAAGATCGCATACAAGCCGATCATCCTGCACACAAGGAACCGCGTTGACCCGAATTGTCAAGTCCCGCTCGGCTTCACCGACGAGGACAACGACGCAACCGAGTACATCCGGGCCGCCGGATGCCGTGAATGGAAATATTAAGGAGAACACCATGAAAAACATTGAAGTAACCTACGACGCGATGTATCCGCTACAGACCGGCAACTACGAACAAGGCGAAGCCGCCTTTATCCTGCCCATGACCGACGAGCTGGCCGCCGAATATCTGGCAGGACGCGCCACGGATCGCGGCGCGGTCAATCTGGTGGAAACCGCCCTGGAGGCCGTCGAAGTTATGCGGGGCCGCGTCTATGTGCGTGGCAGTATCAAAGCCTACTACGAAGCAAAGTAAACCACCCACCCCGGCGGGCCAGCTGCCCGCCGCCTGTCTGGGGCTGATCCGCCCCACCGATGATGGCCCAGGGAGGGCCGAAACAGGCCCCGCGCGACGGGGAGGAAGGAAAGAAAAATGACGGTTTTTCAAGAATTGACAAAAGGAATGAAGTTCAGCGAACCCGTGGAAGATATTAAAAAGAACATGGTAAAAGTCTTTGAAAGGAATTTCAGATGCCCACCATGGAATGACAGGTACGATGATGGGTGCAAGGAGTTCACCGGCTGCGAAAGCTGCTGGTTTGGGTACATAAACAGCGAAGCAAAATAAAGGCTGCAAAAGCGAGAGCCGGACGTGATCCGGGGAAAAGGAGCCACAAATGAAGATTGCAACACTTGAAAAGATTCACGAACTGCTAAAAGGCGAAGTTGAGGCCAGACGCCACGCGGAGAACATCCTCAAAAAAGCATACGACAGGGCCGTGGACGACCGGGAAGAAATCGCCGCCGCGGTAGACGACATGAAGGACAAAAGCCTGGCCACAGCAAAGCGGGCCGCCGATGGAGCAAAGGCGGTATATGACGACGCTATCCGGGAATTTTACGCAGCCGACGCCGCCCTCCGCGATTTTGAAACCCAGGAATTTTAAGGAGGCCAAGGCCATGAAATTTTATTTTGACGGCGAGCTGATCCGCACATCAAAGGCCCACCGCTACACGCACGCCGTCGTGCTGCCGACAAAGCCAGGTGCGTGCGCTTAATACAATGTTATAAACAAGTAGAGGAAAGCCCAGGCGCACAGCCTGGGCTTTGTTGTTTATCAGACTTCGCCGTAGGAGGTTACGGTGGGATCGTCCACAATGTAGAGGCCGGACAGCAGCCTAAACCACGGCTGGCCGTCCGCGCCCTGGACGCGGGCCTCCACCTCCAGGCGCTTGCCGCTCTCGATCACCTGGGCCACGTTGTCGGCGTCCATCGCGGGTGTGCGCCGCAGATTGGTATAGCCGTGGTGGATCGTCACGACGTAGCCGTGGAGCGGTTCGCCCTCCTGCACAGGCTGTGCGCCGTCCTGCGCGTCGTTTTCCGTTTCGGCGTCCTCGGTATCGTCTGCGGCGTTCTCGGCGTCCTGGGCCTGTTTCTGGGCCAGCAGTGCGTCGGCGGTTTCGCCGTCTACGGTATGGGCCGCGATCTCCGCGTCCAGGGCGGCGACGATCTGCGCCTTGCTGGCCGTCTTTTTGACTTCGACGCCCAGCTGCGCGGCGATCTCCAGCAGCTTCTCTTTGCTGTCCTCCACGCTATACTCCGGCACGGCCTCGACGCCCTCCGGCAGCTGTGCGGCCAGGTCGTCGGCGTCCACGTTCTTACCGGCCAGGCGCGCGGCCACGGCGGCCTGGATCAGATCGTTTTCTTTCTTGGCTGCCACGGTTTAGCCCTCCTTTTCGGTGTCGGTGAGGTTGGCGGTGGGGTTCTTTGCTTCGATCAGTTTCTGGGTGACGGCCAGGCCCTTTACCAAAAAGTCCGGCACATCGTAGCCCATTTCCACCAGGTTCTCCAAAATGCTGCGGGCCTCGTTGACGATCAGAGAGGCCAGCACCCACCAGCCCAGCAGCAGGAGCCAGTCCAGCTGCAAGCCCAGCATATCAACGCAAAGAGCCTGGAGGCAGCCCGCCAGCTCAAAGGCCACGGCCACGACGGCCCAGTAGCCCAGCTTTTTGAGCGCTCCCTTTAAGCCCACCTTGGAACTTTCGACGCCCTGCTTGTTGGCCTTGTACCAGCCCGTGAGCCAGTCCACGACGTTGAGAGCCAGGAACGCGGCGAACAAATACCAGTGTTCGCCCAGGATCGCGGCGGCGATAGTCACAAATGCGCCCGCGAAAAGGTTGTAGTAGTCGATGATCCGCTTTGCCATTGTCTTGTCCTCCTTTTATTCGACGGCCTGGCAGCTGTACAGGCTTTCCAGCGCCAGGCGCTGCACGACGGGCAGCAGGGCCGTTTCGATAGGTTTCTTGTCGCCGCTGGTTACAGGCCCCAGGCTAAACTGGTAGCGGTTGGCCGTGGGCGTTGCCGGGGTCTGGGCGGTGTCGGTGGTGGCCTGTTTCGCGTATCCGTTGAGGCCCGCCTGGCGCATGATTGCCGGGTAGTCCTTATAGCTCACATCACAGTCCAGACTGTTGCCAAAGCCCGCGATTTTCAGCGCGTTTTTGCTGCTGTACTGCCACAGGCCGTTCTGCACTGCTGCGGTGTCGGTGGCCGTGTAGGCGGCTTCCCACTTATCAAAGCCAGACAGCGCGGACAGGTTGGTGTAGTTGAGGAAAAAGTCCCGGCTGCAATAGACGGCGGCATAGTAGCCCGCAGCCTCCAGAACTTCCAGCGCTGCCTGGATGATCGCCGTGTTGGTTGCCTTTCCGCAGCTCTTGTTAAACGGTTCATATTCCACATCGTAGTAGATCGGGTAGTCCCACTTGTGGCCCGCCAGCATTTTGACGACCTGCTGCGCGGTCAGACGGGCTGCAGCTGCGCTCTTGTCGTAGCAGTAGAAATATACCCCCATCGGGACGCCGTACTTCTCGCAACCCTGGATGTTCGCCAGGAACTGGCCGTCCGTGTACAGTCCGCCCTTGCCGTGGCGGGCGGAATAGCCCACGCGCAGCAGGGCAAAGCCCGGATTGCTGCCGCCGTTCACGCGGCGCAGTTCGCTGGCTGTGCGCTGCCAGTTGATCGCCCCCTGGTGGTGGGACACGTCGATGCCGTAAATTTTCATTTATGCCTCCTGTGCTTCCTGCTTTGCTTCCTGGGCCGGGCGCGGTTTCCCGGTGATTTTTTGGGCCTGGGCCTCGGTGATCCGGCCCACGTCGGCCATCTGCCAGACTTGGGCCTCGGTGATCGCGTGCAGCTGATACTGCATTTTGATAAATTTATACATCGTCGTCACCTCCGCCCAGGAGCATATCGACCATTGCGGCCTCCAGGGCCACCAGGCGCTCGTGGTCGCTGGGCTGATCGGGGCTTGCCTCCGGCCAGTTCTCGCCCACGGCCCAGTAGTCGTCGAAGCGCTCCTGTACAATTTCCGGGGTCAGTTTCTCGCCGTGGCGGGCGTAGACTTCCTCACACTCCCACTGGGTCATGGCCTCGCCGTCGGTGGTGTCCGCGATCTGCTTCTCCACGATGTTGCGGCGCAGCCACACGTCAGAGGCCCCGGTGGGGAGTACGCAGACGGTTACGACGTCCGGCTTCTCACTGAAATATGCGGTCTGTTTCATGCTGCTTTTAACTCCTTTCTTTGCTGTGCGGCCTTTCTGTCCACATAGCTAACTGATTTTTGCGCGGCTTTGCAGATCGTCCAGGCGTCGAGCCGCCGTGTGGCTGTCCTGGTATTCGTGTGTTTGAAATAGCCCTTGTAGCTGCTTATCTTGCGGGCGCGCCAGTGTGGTATGTAGCCCAGCGTTTGCAGATTTCGGGCTGCGCGCAGGAATTGCCGCCGGATTCTGCGGTATATACGGCGGCGGATTCTTGTACCCTTATATCCTACCACAAAGCCCATTATATCGACGGCCCCGGCCTTTAGGTCTATCTGTCCCCAGTCCGGCTTTATTGTGATCCCCAGGTTTTCCGCCGCCCAGATCGTGGCCTGTTTCATGGCCTTGTCCATATCGGCGGCGCGCGTTCCGATTATCACAAAATCGTCCATATAAAACAGGCAATGCCGGACGACGCGCTGGCGCTGTGCTGTGCCGTTACGCTTGCGCCGGACTTTCTCCAGGCCCTCCAGGTAGCGGCAGAGGTAGGACAGCGCGTAGTTACATAGCCATTGTGACAGGTAGGAGCCTATCGCCAGCCCGGTTGTGACTTCCTTGTGTGTCTCCAGTAGAGCGCCCACAAACCACAGCAGTGTTTTATTTTTGTGCGCGTCGCGCTGCAATAGCTCCATGACCTTAGCCGGGGACAGGCTGGCGCAGCACTTCTTTATGTCGCCCTTGCGGACGTGGCGCGCCTGTTTGTCTCGCCTTATCCATTTCTCCAGGTGGCGTTTTCCGTAGCCTTGGCCCCGGCCTTGTATGCTGGCACATTGAAACGGGCTGATTTTGGCGTGGAATAGTTCGCGCAGTGCGCCCACGGCCACATAGTCCATACACTGCTGCATGGCCGTGGCCTGGCATAGATCGCGCAGTTTGCCGCTTAGACCGTCGCGGCGCTGGAATGTGCGCAGCGGGCGGAGGTTGAGACGCCGCGCTCTGATCCGGCGCGCGATCTCCGCAGCGACGCCAGCTGTTGCTGGTATCAGCCTGTTATAGTCCTGGGCCTCTGCGTCGGCCAGTATCTGCGCCTTTGTCATGCCGCCGTAGCGGATCAGCAAATTTATAAAGCCGTTTTCTTTCCACCTCCCGCTGAAACACTCGAAAACAAAATTTTCTATCTGTTTGGGGTCGGTTATGTCTATCTTTTTACAGTAGGTTTTCACAGTCCGCCCCTTTGTCTGCTTTTGGTTGAGCGCAAGAACTTTCGGTTTCGGCTTTTGCCTATTCTACTAGCCCCCGGCGCGGTCTTTCCGCGTCGCGGGGCCGCCCGTGTTTTTCCTCGCGGTTGGCCCCGTGCCGGTTCCACTCAATTTTTGCGGATTTTTCCGCATGGTTCACGCCGCCATAGTAGCGGCGCAGGCCCGGCTGTTCGCCGGGCGCGGTGTACAACGCAATATAAAAAATATTTAACCAAATGCGCCACACAGGCCGTTCCAGTTCGCGTTGCCCGTCCAATTGTTCGCGTTACCGCCCGACAGGCCACAATTGCCCCAGTTATTCAAATTAGCCCAGGCCCACCACGCATAGACGCGGGAGCCAGCCGCATTGACATAGACGGCAGCCCGGTGACACGCTGCACACCCCTAAAAGGGGACGCTGTCCCCTCTATGCCGGGTCAGGCCCCGGCATATTCACCCCTGTTTGCCCCGGAGCCACAAGCGCCACACAGGCCGTCCCAGACCGCGGTGCCCGCCCAAACGTTCGCGAGACCGCCCGACAGGCCACAAAAGCCCCAGTTAAGCAAAAGAGCCCAGGCCCACCACGCAAAGACGCGGGAGCCAGCCGCACCGACACAGACGGCAGCCCGGCAGCCGTTTGTAGAGCTTGCACCAGAGCCAGCACTCACAGGGTACATATTGCCGTCCGCGTCGATCTCCACGTCTTTCTCGTACATCCACTGGCCCGTCTGGGTCGTGGGCATTGTTAGCGCGATAGGAGAGCGCACGGCGTTGGCAGTAATGGACGTAGCGATCTGGGCAGCCTGGCGGAAAAATACCAGCCTATGCGTGTAGGCGGTATCGGTCAGCACCTGCTCGGTCAGCTGGTCGGCGCTGATTGCATAGCCGCCCGGCTGGCACTCCAGCAGCTGGATAATAAAAGGCTCCTTGCCGGACGTGCAGCTGGTGGGGCTGCCGTCCGCGCCCTGCACATTGTCGCAGCTGCCGCTGTGCCAGGGCATGGTCGAAACAATGGTTTTGTCTTTCTCGGTGTCGAACGGCGTCGCCGTGTCCAGGTTCAGTGCCTTGTAGGCCGTTCCGTCCACGGTCACGTCCTCAATGCTCAAAACGCGCACCTTGTCGGCCTTGGCACGCATGGAGGCGACGTAACGATCCGTAGAGGTTCCCGTCCCCACGTCACCGACGGACACAGTGCTGCCCACCAGGTAGGAGTCTGCCTGGGCGGCGGTCATAATAACGCGGGTCACGCCAGTTTCAGACACGGCGGCCTTGTACTGGTAGTTGTAGCCGCTGCACCCCTCCAGCGTGCCGGAGTTGCCCTTTTTGCCGTACTTGGCCCAGAACATACGCATACGGAACGCCAGATCGCAGCCGCAAATGCCGCAGTAGTCCGCGCCGCGTTTCTTCCACTCTGCGCGCTGGCCGTCCATGCTGATAAAGTTCACGACTGCCAGGCCGGACGCGCTGGTGAGCTTGCCGTCTGCACCACGGCCCGCCATGTATTTAGCGTGGATCACGAACGGGCGGAGGCTACCGTCTACCGCCACGCCCTCCGGCAGTGGCTTGTAGGCGTTGGCGTCTGCCAGGAAATAGGCGGGCGCAGCGCGGTAATAGTGATAATAATAATTATCGTCGGCAGTGTCGCACACCCAGCCTGTTTTCTGGGCGACGCCTACCATACCAAACTTGCCGGACAGCAGCGTCTCACGATCCACGCCGTTGACGCCCGCCACGGCCTTGACGACGGGTTCCTTGTTCTCGATCTCGTATGCCACTTCTACGGCCCAGAACGCGCCGCGCGGGAAATAGGGGTCAACGGCTGCGGCTGTGTTCGTGCCCGGTTTCGTTGCCCCCAGTTCGGCGGACGCCTGGATCAGTTCGCCGTCCGGCGTGGCGCTGGTGGCGAACTTGTACAGCTTTGTGCCGTAGGTGTTGTTATCCCACAGCAGGGTAAACCAGCGGCGCACGATTGTGTCAATGTCTACGCCCTGTGCAATCAGCGCGGCGGCGTACTGCTGGAAAATTTCGGCGGTGTTTGTGCCGTCCAGGCGTGCGGCCCAGATCGCGTCCACCGCGCCGTCCGGCGTCCAGCTCTCTGCGGTTTTGGCCGCCGCCTCCGCCTTGGCGCGCTCCTGGCCCGCCAGCGTGGCCTGTTGCTCTGCGGCGGTCTGATTGCCCGCTGCGGTCTGCTGGGCCTGTTCTGCGCTCTCTTTGGCGGCCTGGGCGGCGGTCTGGTTGGCTGCTGCCTGTTTCTGCGCCGTCTCCGCTGCTGCCTTAGAGGCTGCGGCGTTGCTGGCGGCGGTTTCGGTCTGGTCTTTCAGCGTCTTGCAGTCCGCCAGGGTCTGCTCCAGCTCTGCCTGGTCTGCCAGCGCGGCCTCCGCCTTTTTCGTGGCCTCTGCGGCCTTGTTTGTGGCGTCCTGGGCGTTTTTGATTGCTGCCTGGGTGTTTGTTTCCCGTTCGCTCTCTGCCGTCTGGCGGGCCGTTTCTGCCTCTGTGCGCGTGGTTTCCGCACTTGCGCGGGAGGTTTCCGCGTTCTTTCTGGCTGTTTCGTTGCTGTCGCGGGTTGTCTCCGCGTTCTGGCGCGCAGTCTCTGCGGCGGCGCGGTTCTGTTCAGCTTCAGCGCGGAGGCGTTCCGCCGTCGCGTATTCCTCCATGCTGGAGTTCAGCGTGGCCCACTTGGCGTCGAAAGCGGTCATTTCGTTGGAGGACAGGATCGCGTTTTCGTTGCGATTGCTGCGGCCCACTTTTACAGTAAAGGTGCAAGAGGTCAAAACCTGGCTGCTATCCTTTGCCCGGATTTCGACCTCGCAGACTACCTCACCGGGAACGGCCAGCACCTGGTTTGTCAGTTCCACCAAAATGCGGTTGCCGTCGTCGATTTTGGCGGCGTTATACGCAAACTTTCCGTCGGGTTTCTGGAAATTTGCGGTCAGATCAGCGTCTGCGGGCGGCGCGTACTCCTTGCCGTCCTCGACGATCAGCACGGAAACAAAGCGGGTGGCCTTGTCGCCCTGCTTAGCTTGTACAAGATAGTTTTTTCTCTCGGCCCCGGCGTCAATGTCAATTCGCGTAATAAGTACGGGCAGCTTTGCCATTTAGTCCTCCTGTTCCGTTGCGGCGTCCGGCTGATCCGCCGGGGCCTGGGTGTTCTGGGTTTCCTTTTCTGCTGCCAGCTCCTGCTGGAGCTGCTGCCGCTCTTTCTGTGTCTCCTGGGTCTCCCATTCCTGGACGGCGCGCAGTTCGTTCTCCAGTGTGGCGCGGACGATCGCCGCCGGGCAGTTACTGGACAGGATCAAGTCGTGGATGTTCTGGCGCAGCGTCGCCGCTGCAAGGTTGATTCCAATTTTCATGTTGTTTTCCTCCTTTAAGTTCCGCGGTAGCTACCGAAACCAGCCAGCACCCAGTAGCTGTTTCCATCAGTGCCACGCACGTTTACCCAGTCGCAATAAAGTGAGTTTTGGCCGTTGCGTGGCTGGAGCTTGGAGCGGCGCAGGTATAAGACATGGTTATAATCATCTGGTAGTGACAAGTCGCCGCCTATGCTCACGCCTCCGCCAAATCTTGCGTTGCCGTCGCCCATTATGGAGGTTTTTTGGTTTGCGTCCTTGTCAAATAAAAATATGCCGCTGCCCTCGTTTTTGCGTGCCTGGAGGACGACCGCCTCCTGGCCGCCAGGGCCGCACAGGTGCATATTTGCGTAGCCGCTGCCAGAAATAGTAGTAGTAAAATACAGATTTGTGTCGCCGTTATATTTCAGTTCTAGTGTGCCGTTTTTTATGCAAGCGTAGCCGCCGCTTTGCTCGTCGCCGGATTCAAACGCGCCCTTGGCTGTCACATTGCCGGAGGCGTCCAGCTTAAAGTTTGTGCTATTTATTACAATCGTGTTGCTGTTAAAGGTCAAACGGCCAGCGTCTATTGTCACGCTGCTGGCGTCCATTGCAAACTTTGAACGTATGTTGCCGCTTTGTACGGGCGTGGAGATTTTCAGCTTCCAGTCTTTCCACTGGATTTTGCCGTCCGTCTCCGCCTTTGTTGGTGTGATCTCGCACATCATGCCCAGGTTTGACAGCTCTTCGTCCAATAGCTCGTCGAAGTAGGTCTTTTCGTAGTAAATCCAGTCGGCGCTCACTTCGTCCAGTTTGAGCGCTGCGTTCTGGTTATAGTGCAGTGTTTGTGACGCTCCAGATTTATACGCCCACACTCCAGACAGACGCGCCGCGGCTGATTGAAAAGGCTTTATGACTTTGTAGTAGCCGGACAAGGTCAAGCACCTTCCGCGTGCCAGGTTCCACAGTGTCGTGTCGGCTATTTCCCGTGCGCTAAATACTGCTGTTTCGCTTGCCGAAAACGCCATGGTTAGCACGCCGCCAGATGCGGAAACGTGCGTTGTCCCTATGGTCTTGTCCTCAAAATTCTGGTATTGCAGGAGGTTGCGGCCAGACAGCTGCGCCGAAACTTCCAGCGTGATCTGTTCAGCGGTCTGGCTGATCGCGCTTTTCATTTCGTCGGTGGTGCTGTACTCGGTCAGCTTGCCGTCGGTGTAGTCCTGTGCCTCCTTTTTGGCTGCATCCGCCTTTTTCTTGGCATCCGCTGCCGCCGCTTTTTTTGCTGCCGCCTCTGCTGCTGCGGCTTTCGCCTGGGCGTCGGCTGCTGCGGCTTTTTCGGCGGCGGCCTGGGCTGCGTTTGCCTTTTCCTGGGCGTCTGCTGCG